GTGATGGGTATTACAGAACCATTTGCCACAATGTTCTTCGTTATCAATATTTACATTGATGTTAAATGCTGATGGATTGTCTCCACAATGAATTGGGCAGCACAGTACCAGCATTTCGTTCGACTCATAATAATCTTCAATTCCAAAAAACTGCAGAAGATCAAAAATCTTCATCATCATCTTCGTCTTCAGTTGAGCCGTCTTGATCTTGGAAGCCTTGAGATCCGCCACCGACATTTTTTAGCTCCCTAATGAGGCCAAGCTCTCGTATACGAGCGTATTGTCCATCCATTTGTAAACAGATATATCCACCATCTTCTATTCCGGGACCATGTCTTGAGACAATTGGAATTATTTTTTTGTTTCCATTGCTGACCCCATCTGCCTGACGCTCTTCTGGAGTTTTGTCTTTAAAAATAGAGAATGAAGTACATAGCCAAACCAGTCTGTCGGACCCAGAGACAACGTCTGTAGACTCTTTAGTAATCCCGTCTCTATTCAACTGCACAAAAGATAAACACGCACAATCATTTTCTACTACAAAATTATGCAATGCTGTTATTTGGAATCCAAGGACTTGAAACTCTGCCAAGTTATTACTAATGCTTGAAGACGCCATCAACTTGAGATAATCATAAATAACTACACAGTCTTTTAGTTTTCCATTTTCGTCGTAGCCTACTTGTTTTAATAACCACCTCTTGATGATTGACAGCGTCTCGTCAAAAGGTCTACCAGCAATGCTGACGTAGTAATAAGGCATAGACCGTATCTTATCGACAGAAGCTTTAACAGACTGCTCCAGCTTTGGATCGGAATAGAAAGATCCATTTGCTATAGTGTTTATTTCTACGCCGCTTAGATTGGCAATAATTCTATTCCAATGGTCTTGTGTGCTCATTTCTGTATCAAGCATCAGTACTGGAATATTATAAGTATTAGCAACGTGCATTGCAACATTGTCGGCCAATACAGACTTGCCCACTTTCGGGCGAGCAGCAATAAGATCAACACATTTTCTTCGAAGTCCACCGCCAATCGCTTTGTCTAATGACGGCATGCCAGTCGGTATACCAATAGATTTTCCAGCATTATCTTTTAAGTGGTCAATGTATTCACTCAGTCCATCACTAATCCCTTTTGGAGACAAGTCATCTTCTCTCATAAAAGAGAGGCAGATATCTTGGACGGGTTTTTCTACAATCGACAAGATATTAGATATCGGTTCATCGCCACCAATCCCGTCGAGACCTCTGTACATGTCACGAAGAGAAGATTGGAGCTTTCTAGCAAACTCAAGACGTTTTAAAATCTTTGCGTGCTCAGATACATTATCAATCTTTATTGGTGTTGAAGAAACACCTCGGATATGCTTTAATACCTCTGTGCTTTCAACATACTTTGAAATGCCGAGAGTCTGTGCCGCAGACAATATCTCTGTATATCCAACACTTTCTGCATTAGACATTGCATGCTTTACGCATCTAAACAATACTTTATTCGCCTCAAGCGTAAAGCTATCTTCATTTACAAGATGTTCGACCTCTAAAAAACATTCTCTTCCGTGCTGTATTATTCCAGCAAGTACTGCTCTTTCTGAGGCAATATTTTTCACATTGCTTTCTTTAGACATTGTTGCACACCTTAAGCAAAATCTTTTACTTCTTCAATAGACATCTATCACACTTGTAATCTTCTCTTGCAAACAAAGGATTCACATCAAATGACTTATTGCAAGATTCACACGTAATAGAGACTGGCTTGTACTGCTTGCGAGATCTGGCTACTGGAGGCTTTACATTATCATTAATCCTAGATTCGTTTTTATCCAAAACCTTATCGGCAAAATCATTTGGATTGAATTTATTTGCCGAAGAAGTCTCCGGCTCTCGCTGAGTAATCACTCTGTCAGCTTTTTTTTGTGACGCACTTTTTGGTGTTCGCTTTTTCTCAGTTCTACTAGAAGACAAAATGGTCTGCATTTGAGACATTAGCTTGAGCAAGTCTGGATTTACACCCTCGTTCTCTTTCGGAGGCAAGCACGTCTCTCCAGAAAGACTTTCATAGCAAGCAGAGACTTTATCCCAGTCTCTATCAAGAATGGCTGAATGCAGATTTTCAGTAATTGATTGCAAGTTTTTTAAGATCATTTGTTGTAAGCCCTTACTTTGCCAAGAGATTGTAATAATTCTACTTTACGACGTATATCTTTGCAAGACTCTTCAAGCATTTGGATTCCGCCTTTGAGTCTCAATCTTTGCTTTTCTACTAGCTGAGCATAACTATTTTCTCTAATTATTGAATGCCTTCTTAAATCAGACGGCAAGTACTTATCATAGTTATCCCAATGCTTTGAGTACAGATAATTCAATGCTTCAATGCACCAATTGTTTTGAGCAATCATCTTGTCAAGTTTTTTCTGGATGCCTGATACATAATTTATCAATATATATGCATAAGCTATGCACTCTTCAGCACTCAATGCGACTAAACTTTCGTAGTTCAAATCTAATATAAATGCGTACATTGGATCGTCATAAACTGGCTCTGTCAAGCCAGCAGATTTGCAAAATGAATCAACCCAGTTCGTAAACTCTTCTAATCCGTCAATTTTGACATCAGTATCGACTTCCATTGGCTTCTCTCATTGTATGGCAATATAGCGATTGTAATATCGTTCAATGAACACCACTCAGATTTATCTTTGTCTCTAGTCTTAGCAGATAAAAAACTCATCATATCTTTATGAAAGAAACTGCAGTATTGATAGTGCTGCTTTCCATGTACCTCAACAACTAAACTAATCTCTGGTAAAAAGAAGTCTGCATACAACAAAGACGCCCTGCCGAGACGCTTCGATCCCGGCAGGGTCACTTCTTCATATATCGGAGATCTTGGCCAGAGGGACTTAAGTAGTTCTCTAGCTTCAAGATGTAAAGACGATTTATTGTCTGAGTTTTTTCTTTTTCTGTTCTTTTGTATGTTAAAGTTATGGAGCTTTCCATCAAATCCCAAGACTTTACGCATCTAACATTTCTTTCAATTTTTCTTTTATTCGCAAAAAGACATTTGGATTTTGAACAAGGAAGTCATACATCTTCGCTTGACCTTGGAACTTTTGTTCTTTTATTTCGTCCATCCATGGGACTGAATACCATGCACCCGACTTATCAATTAGACCAAAAGATTCAGCCAGATCGATTATTTCTTTTTCTTTGTCAATGCCTTTTCCATACTTTATATGGCTCACACACTCAGTACCAGAAGCTCCAAGAGAAGACGAATCAATCTTCCAAGTTACCATTTGTCCAATTTTTCTTCCGTTCTCTTCCCATGGCTCTGCTCTTACAACATTCATCCTAGTATCTGCATTATACTGAATCTGATTTCCCCCGTCAGCCAATTTTGACTTTCCGTATCCGGAGGTATTTGCAATATAGTGAGTAATTAAGATAGCAATGATTTTGTTGTTTGTGATAGTTTGTCGCACTTTTTTTGACCAGTGAGACATTAGCTTTGGAAGACTTGCTCGCATTGTAGCTGATACATCCTCTTCAAGTTCAGCCCTTGGAAGCAATGAGGATGTAGAATCAATGATTAAGACTGCACCTGCGTTTTCTGGTCGCTTGATTAAAGTCTCTGCTATCGTAAGAAAATCTTCTGCAGACAAAGGCTCTCCATCCTCTGGACTGTGAACGACTTGAAACTTATCAAGATCCAGTCCATCAATACCTTGTAGATTGTAAGCTCTAATGCGGCTTTCACCGTCTACATAAATCACTGGCCTGCCATCGTCTTGAGCATTTTTACAAATCTGAAGACATGTCGTGGTCTTTCCAACTTTCGGATCTCCGGAAATTACAACCCAGCTACCCTCTTCAATTCCGCCATTAAGTGCAATATCTAGCTTTGGACTTACACTCAACACTTTCAACTTTTTCTTAGACTGTATTAAGTCAGAACCCATAGACAAAACTCGTCCAAAAGTTTTTTCTATGTCTTTATTTGAGGATACTGGCTTTTTCTTTGGATCTTTAGACATTACAAATCCTTAAATAAATTTTTCTTTTTACTTGAGCTAAACGTTTTTGCAACGTCTTGAGGCTGCGTATCTTCTGTAGAGACCATCTCTCTAGCCTTTTTCTCCGATTCAAACTTTTCAATTATCGGAATTAGCTTTGTGTCTTGAAGCTTAAACACAAATTTTGCATCTGGAGCTTTTAATGCTAAAGCTACGGAGGTTACAGAATATTTCTGCAGAAGTCTACTCGCTTGTATTACTTGTCCTTTATATGCACCGTGAAGTTTATTCCCGGTCAGCCAAAACTGTTCTGGTTGTTTTCCAGAATTGAAAAACTCAGAGCGTTTCTGAAAAATCAATTCAGCACAGTAATTGGCTGCAGTAATATATCCACTCTTAAACAGTGACTTAAAAGGTCGCTGGTCACTACAAGGAAAAGACTTTTCAGGTTTTCTTGATTGTGTGGATGTGTCCAGTAGTTTCTTTTGGTTTGTTTTTTTGCTTTTCAACAGATGACGCCTCCGGTGTCATTGCTACAAATCCTAATTTAGCATTTCTTGCCATTAAAGATGTAGCAGTAAGATTTTTATTTCGATGTAATTCAAGATAATCTACAAATTCTGATTGATCTCTTTGTAAGTTTTGAGCCAAAGTCTCTACATCTAGAAGAGTATTGTGTTCAATGTAATACTTTTCTGCTACAGTCAATTCCTCTGTCGTCGGATTATTTCCCGAGACTTCTGCTTGATCTACTTGACTTGATCGACTTCCTTTTTTTGCCATTGCTTTTTCTTTCTTTTAAATGAATTGATTGAGGGATAAAAACACCAGCATCTGAGAATCCGTGCAGTGGATTTGATCCGTCGTCATATCTCTTTTGGACCGAGT